GAATGGCTGAAAAGGTCGTAAAGGTATCCGCAATTCAACAGCGGCGTGATACTGTTGCAAATTGGACAGCTAAGAATCCTATTTTGCTGGATGGCGAACAAATTACAGTAATTTTTACGGATGGTAGTACACGTCATAAAACAGGATATGGTAATAAACGATATAACGAATTGCCTTTTGATGGGGCTGAAAGTTGTGAACCGAGTACAACAGTGAATGCTACGTTACTGGCAAGTGCTTGGGTAAGTGGGCAACAAACTGTCTCTGTATCTGCTATTATGGCTAATCAGAATGGTTATGTAACTTTACCACAAGCATTTAGTGATGCACAGTATGAAGCTGTGGTTGCCGCTGAAATGTTTGTAACTGCTCAAGCAGATGGTTCTATTACAATTTCCTGTCGTGGAGATACACCACAAATTGATATTCCTATCCTCATCACTCTGCTTGGTTAATTCAAGGAAGGGTGGTGTTTTATTTTGAGCGCAACGAAAAACTATGATCTGGCACTCACAGATAATGACCAGACAAAATTTAAAGAATGGCGTGAAAGCATCAATGGCAACTCAAATTCCAATATGGAAAAAATTGATACCGCCCTTGGTGAAAAAGCCAATCTTAGTGTAGCAATCAATGCTGTTTTGCTTATGTCTGCATGGAGTGATGATTCTCCGTATGTTCAAACAATTTCTGTCGAAGGGCTTACCGCAGACCAAAACGGCATTATTACTATCGGGCAAAATATCACAACTGAACAGCTTGAAGATGTTGTGGCTGCTGATATGCGTATTAGCGATCAAGCAGATGGTTCTTTGACTGTTACAGCATACGGTGATAAGCCTACACGTGATATTCCTGTGACAATTATTCTTCTTGGTTAAAGGAGGTTATATATGCCTATTGTTTCTATTTTCCCAACTGGTAGTGGCGGTTCTGGTGGCGGTGGCGGGATTCCTCTGGCTCCTGTGACTGGCCTTGCTACGTTGGCTGCTTCAGGTAAAGCATACTTGAAATGGACTGATCCTATTGATACGGTTGTTGGTGATGCTACTCTTGCTGCATGGGCTGGTACATTGCTGGTTCGTAAGGCAGGTTCTATGCCAGCAAGTCGCCGTGATGGTACAGTCGTTCTTGATAATAAAACTCGTGACGCATATAAGACACAGTATTTTTGTGATAGTGGTTTGAGTGATGGCGTGACATATTATTACAAGTTCTTCCCATATTCTACCACAAATACTTATGCTGATAATCCTGCAAACGAGGTGACAATTACACCTAATCCTGTTCCTACTGGTGATGTGTCTGCTTTGGCGGTTGCCGCACAGTTGAATGGTCGTGTTCAGCTTACATGGACTGATCCTGCTGCAACTAAGGTAACTGATGGTGTGACGCTCTCTACATGGGCAAGTACAAAGGTGGTTTATAAGACTGGCGGTTATCCTACATCTCCTGAAGATGGTACACTGGCTTTAAACAGTACAACTCGAAATGCACACAAAAGTAGTCCGCTGGAGGTGACTGGCCTCACAAACGGAACTACTTATTATTTTGCCCTATTCCCCATTTCTGCTGAAGGTGCAGTAAACGCAAGTACGGCTGGTCAGATTACCGCAATTCCTAATAAAACTAAGCTGTCTGCGGTTCCTGCTCAAAGTGGTACATTAACTTATACAGGGGCAGAACTTACACCTACATTCAGCAATTATAATACTGATCAGTTGACTATCGGTGGCGTTATCAAACAGACTGCCGCTGGTACATATAAAGCCACATTTACGCCAACTGATGATTATTGCTGGTCTGATGGCAGCACTGGATCAAAGGAAGTTTCTTGGACAATCGGTAAAGCGGCTGGCAGTTTAAGCCTGAGTAAAACTACTGTGACACTGAATACTGATAAATTAACTGATACCGTGACTGTGACACGTGCTGGTGATGGTAAAATTTCTGTTACGTCCAGTGATACCAGTGTTGCTACAGTTTCTATCAGTGGCAATGTAATTACTATTAGCCATGTCAATAAGAAGTCTGGTACGGCGACAATTACTGTTGCAGTTGCGGCTGGCACTAATTATAATGCACCTTCAAATAAGACAATTACTGTCAAAGCTGAGTTTATTCCTGCATCTGGTAATGCACTCAATAGTTATACTTGGGCGCAGATTAAGCAAGTGTCTGATGCTGGTGTGGCTTCAACTTATTGGAATGTTGGTGATGCAAAGCAAATTGCTGTTAATGGCACTATTGGTTCTACTACAATCAATATGAATGTGTGGGCTTTCATTTTGGGCTTTGATCATAATAGTGCAAAAGAAGGCGCAAATCGTATTCATTTCCAGATTGGTAAAGTCAGTAATGGCGGTAATCCGATTTGCTTTGTTGATAGCACTTATGGTAGTTATAATGCAAATCAGGGTTCTTTTACCATGAATCCTGCATCTGGCTCCAGTAGTAGTACAAACTCTGGAGGCTGGAATAATAGCCATATGCGCAAGACTTTGTTAGGTTCCGCTAACAGCCCAACAAGCCCAGCCGCAAATACATTTTTGGCTGCTTTGCCAAGTGATCTTCGTGCTGTCATGAAGTCTTGTACAAAGTATTCTGATAATACTGGTGGAACTACCAACGCAGCAAGTGCAATAACTGCAACAACAGACTACTTATGGTTGCTGTCCGAATTTGAAGTTCAGGGAGTAAGAACATACGCCAGCCAGTATGAACAGAATTCACAATTACAATATGATTATTATAAAGCCGGGAACAGTAAAGTGTTCTACCGCCATAGTGCTACAACATCCCCTGCGGATTGGTGGCTGCGCTCTGTGCGTGCTGGCCACACGGCCGCTTTTTGCCGTGTCAACACTTCTGGAGCGGCGAGTAGCAGCTACTCTGGCCTTTCCGATGGGGTCGCCCCGGCCTTCTGTGTTTAAGCTAATCAGTGAATCCCCCTATCTTGTCTAAGGCGTAAGCCGGGACAGATAAGGGGGATGAACGGTTTACCCCCTTAACTTAGAAAATTTTCTCAATTTGCCCTTGACAATGAGAAAACAATCTGCTAACATAAAGGGCGGGTTGAGAAAACAATCTCATGTCTGCTTAGATGTGGGGCAAATAATCTAAATATGATAAATGGGAGGATCATCAATGTCTGTCTACGCTTCTAAGCGCAATGAATCAAAAGCTGAATTCATTCGAGTAGCACAACAATTAGCTACATATACGCTGGAACAAGTTAAGAAGTTCCCAAAATCTTACAGGTTTTGTCTGACCAACGATATTACCCGGCTTGCGTTGGAAATTCATGAAGATGTATTACGGGCTAATTCCATCTATATTCATAATAATATGATGGAAACAGAATTTAATCTTCGAGAAAAATATTTCGCAAAAGCACGATCCGCAATTTTCGCATTAAGTGGTTTGCTTACTGTGACATTTTCGTTGGTGCTAAAAGGAAATAATTTTCTTGGTGATAAGAAGAAAACATCTGGAATCTTTAAAGAATGGGCGAGGCTTTTGAACTACGAAGCGGCTCTGGTAAAAGGAATCATTGAATCTGATAAGAAACGTTACAAAAAATATCAGAATAAGAAATCTTGGAGTAAACTTATTAATTTCAAATTCTTCTGTGAGTTCTTGGATTATCTTAAACAAGAACTTTGGGAGTACATCAAGCGTGATGGTAAACCTAAACCCAAGAAGAAGGATGAAATAAATGATACTGCGATTGAAAGTGAGGTTGTTTTATCAGAAGATATTTTTGATGTAGATGACTCTGAAAAATAAATTGCCGACAACGGTTACATCCTGATAAAACCCCTGCGAATTGGTGGCTGCGCTCTGTGAATGCTGGCAACACGAACAATTTTTGCAATGTCAACACTTCTGGAGCGGCGAGTAACAACAACTCTGGCAATTCCAATGGGGTCGCCCCGGATTCTTGAAGCTGTTTGTGGTGCATCAAATTTAGTACACAAACTTGGATTAGACTTAGTAGCCCTTATAGGCTGAAAAATACTGGCCTTTACTGGCGAACACAATATCCGTTATTTCAGAAGGAGGATGTATGCCGTGGCTCTGCCTGATGGCATCCTAAAATACTTTTTCGATACTTGCATCTGGACGCTGCTTGCATGGTTTATTGACATTTTGCTGATTTGAGCGGTGTGTCGGAAGGAAGTAGCATCCCGTTTCCTTCTTGCGGTAATTGGCTTCGGCTAATGATCCGTGGCACGTTGCTCCCTTAAATTTCATAGGTGCATAGTTACGTAGCTTAGTAAATCAGCATCGGAAACTGCCAACGGATACGGTTGTGATGCGTAGACGTATTCGCCAGTGGATGATAAGGCTATACGGAAAGGATTTGTTCTTTGGCAATATGACAAGCGAGGAAAGAAAACAGAAAAGATACGAAAAGCGTAAAAGAGAACGAGAAGAAAAAGCAAGGTTGGTCTGCGGCAAGGCATTTGAGGATGTGTTTGAATTTGATAAAATGTGGGACGCTGGTGAAAGCTGCTGCGAAGGAGTGAACTGGAAAACCTCTACTATCAATTTCAAGTCAGTGCTTTTGACGCAGACTGATTCTTTGCAAGAACGAGTTCTCAATGGCACATATGAATCAGGTGGTTTCAAACATTTCAAAACTGTTGAACATGGTAAAGAGCGTGATATTAATTCTTTGGTTATTCAAGATCGTAGTGTTCAAAAATGTTATTGTGATGAAATCATGACAGAAGCCTATTCCAGAAGTTTTATTTACGATAATAGCGCAAGTCTACCCGGCAAGGGAATGGATATGACTCTAAAAAGACTTGTTGAATTCTTACATCATCATTATCGTTTATTTGGTCTGGAGGGTGGAATTTATCAATTTGATTTTCATGGATATTTCGCTTCAATACCACACGATAAAGCGAAAGAACGTTTAAAGAAGCATATCCTTGATCCTAAGTTACAAGAGATTGGTTGTCAATTAATTGATGACTTTATTGAATTAGGCGGTGTGGAGCATGACCCGGATAATCCTCGTGGTGTTGGATTGGGTAGTCAAGTATCACAGAATATTGCTTTAGATTATGCCAGCCCGATTGATCATTACATCAAAGACAAACTTGGTGTTCATGGATATGCGAGATATATGGATGATGGGTATGTGATAAGTGATTCTTTGGAATTTTTAAAAGGATTGCATAATACCTTAGTTGAACTCTCTAATGAAATGGGAATTGAACTAAATGAAAAGAAATGCAAAATAACTCCATTTAAGAATCATAGTTTTAAATTTCTTAAAATGCGTGTTCGCTTAGAGCCTACTGGAAAGGTTATTATTAAATTAAGCCGTAATAGCATTAAGGCAATTCGGCGTAAATTAAAAATCTTTCGTGGATGGGTTGATGAAGGAAAGATGAGCGCAGAAGATGTGTTTACCTCCTATCAATCTTGGCGGTCACACGCTGCAAGGTGCGATAGTTATAAAACAGTGCATGATATGGATTTGTATTTTATCAGTCTGTTTGAACAAGAGTTGGCTGAATGGGATAAGAAATTCAAATGTACCTTGGATGCAAGATGGAACTATGAAATTGGATGGTTCTATTTTACGTCACCTAAAGAGTATGAGGCCAAGATGGAAGAATTGGATCGTACACGATACGAACGTTATATGAATGGTTTTATTCCTTTAGTTGACCGCTGGGACTATCGTATAAAAAATAGAAGCAAAAGTGCTGAGGCGTTTGACTTATTAAGGGAAATTCGTGAGACTTTTTATGATAAGGAGGATGAAGAATGTATAAATTAATGTCTGGCGACAAACTGATTGGGGTATTTCAGAAAGTGGTTTTTATTCGGAAAATTGCCGAAACTAATACGAATATTGAATGTCCCAAAGGCGAAGCAGATGCTATTGTAGCTGGTGGCATTGTATACGCCATTACTAATTCAACCGATTATCAGGATTGCGAACAGGTTGCGGTTTTTGAATTAGATAGTGAAGTGGAGCGTACTGCTGAACTTGATTATATGCGAGTAATGGCAAATCTTATTTAAGGGAGGATGGAATATGACAGCTTTAGAAATGGTTCAGAAATATTATCCTGCGTTGTGGTGCAAAGAACAGGTTAATGAATTGCTGACAAACTGCAAGATTACTGTTGCTGATTATCTGACCGTCTTTCCTATTGGCGAAGATAATCCTGTGACAGATGAAATGATGAATTTATTGCGGACAGCTAAATTGAATGAACTTCGTAATTATTGTAATGGTGCAATCGAAGCTGGTGTTGATGTGCCTACATCTAACAGCGGTGATACTACTGAACATTTTTCTTTAGATAGTTATGATCAGAATAACATTACCAATATGTTTTATTCTGTGATGGCTGGTGTAGAGGAATATCCGTATCATGCTGATGGTAAAGAATGTACCACATACAATAAATCTGACATTGTAGCAATTTATGTTGCGGCTCAGTCTATGATTACATACCATACCACGTATAACAATATGCTTCGTGTGTTGGTAAATCGTACTACTGATGTTAATGATTTGGCTGGTATTGTCTATGGTATGGAATTGCCAGAAGATTTAAATACCTTGATGCAAAGTAATATTGCTGCCGCACAAGCACAGATTCAAAAGATTTTGACTACTTTATCTGGCGGCTCAACGGTAGTGCTTGATTAAAATAAAAAAGGAGATTGTGTAAATGCAAATTTATAACAAATATGTTGCAATAAGACGATATAAGAAATTGGCTCAGTGTGGCAATGTGAATATTCCTTATGGAACGGAATGTGCTGTTGTAAATAGTCATATTACTTGTGATAAAGGAACTATTTGTTTTGTTGCAAGTCAAGATGCTTTTGACTATTTTTCGCAAAATGATGACGGTAACGGGCTGGAGAGAGGCCGCTTAACACAGGCGATTATAAAGTGTCTGGAGTTAAAAGAATATGATACTACATATCAAGAAAGATGGGACAAAGTTTGGGCTGATCCAGTGTGTCAAAAATATAAGCGTTCTGATTTTGCCGATCACTGGCTTTGGAACTATGAATTTTATAATGCGCCTTTATTCGATCTCCAATATATTGCTAAATTGGTAGGTGCAAAATGAAAATTAAAAATGCGCTGAAGATGATCGTGCTGCTGGTAATCGGCGGCACGATTTACTTTTGTATTGAAATGCTCTGGCGTGGTCACAGTCATTGGACTATGGCTTTGGTTGGTGGTATTTGTTTTATTGCTATTGGTGCAATCAACGAGTATATCCCTTGGGAAATGAGTATGGTACAGCAATCGTTAATTGGTGCTTGTCTGGTGACAAGTATTGAGTTTATTGCTGGCCTAATTCTAAATGTATGGCTTGGACTTGCAATTTGGGATTACTCCAATTTGCCATTCAATATTATGGGGCAAATTTGTTTACCTTTCTTTTTTGCTTGGATTGCTTTGTCTGCTGTTGCGATTGTGGTTGATGATTATTTACGATATTGGCTTTTTAAAGAGGAAAAACCACATTATCAACTGATGTGAACTGGAGGTGATAGTGATGGCTTTAATTGGTGCAACGATTATTGAACAAATTATAAATTTTCTTAGAAGCAAGGGCTTAAACGATTTTGGAATTGCAGGAGTATTAGGAAATGCTTTTGCTGAATCTGGTTTGAATCCCCGCAATTTACAAAATACCTATGAAAAGAAATTAGGCATGACAGATCAGCAATATACAGATGCAGTTGATAACGGCACTTATACAAATTTTGTTTATGATAAGGCTGGTTATGGACTGTTTCAATTAACATATTGGAGTCGTAAGCAAAATTTCTTGAATTCTGTAAAGGAAAAGAAAACTTCTATTGGTGATCCTGAAGCGCAACTTGAATTCTTTTATCAAGAATTAACCGTAAGCTATCCTGCGGTATTGAATGTTTTGAAAACTGCAACGTCTGTACGACAGGCTTCTAATGCCATGCTTATTAATTATGAAAGGCCAGCAAGTCAAGGTAAGGATGCTACAGAGGAACAACGACTTAAAGCGCAAAATGACCGGGCTGCATATAGTCAGAATTATTATGACAAATATCTTGCGACTAAGGAAGGAGGGAGTTCAATGAAATATACAGAAAAGAATAAACCGCTTCAATGTATGATGACTAATAGCACTTGTTATAAACAAACAAGAAAAATGGAAGTTAAGGGTGTTCTGTGGCATAGCACAGGTGCTAATAATCCTAATTTACGGCGGTACGTTCAACCTTCAGCCAATGATCCGAACTATGCTCAGTTAATGCAGTTACTTGGTAAAAATACTGGTGGCAATGACTGGAATCATGTCGAGCGACAAGCTGGGTTAAATTGTTGGATTGGTAAATTAGCTGATGGAACAGTAACTACAGTTCAAACAATGCCTTGGAATTATCGTCCTTGGGGATGCGCCAGTGGCAAAAATGGGTCTTGTAATAATGGTTGGATTCAGTTTGAAATTTGTGAAGATGCTTTGAATGACCGAGATTATTTTAATAAGGTTTATAAAGAAGCGTGTGAAATTACAGCTTATCTTTGCAAGATGTTCAATATTGATCCGTATGGTACTGTTAAGTATGGAAAAATTAATGTACCAACTATTTTGTGTCACCAAGACAGCTATCAACTTGGATTAGGCTCTAATCATGGTGATGTATTACATTGGTTCCCGAAGTTTGGAAAAACAATGAATGATGTTCGCAATGATGTAGCTGCTTTACTTAATCAACAGACAAATGGAATGGAGGATGATGATATGACTGAGGCACAGGTTAGAGAAATTTGTAAGAATGTTATGGTGGAACAACGTAAAGAATTACAGGATAACGATTGTGGCACATGGAGCAAGGAGGCCCGTGATTGGGCAATTAATTGTGGTTTGATTGCTGGCAGCGGCGCATTGCCTGATGGAACTCCGAATTATATGTGGGCCGATCAGTTGACACGTGAACAGGCTGCGGCATTATTCTTCCGTTTTGCTAAATTGATGGGTAAGGTGTAATTATGGTTATTAGGGTAGAGCGGGGGAAAAAGAAAACCAGACGTAGACGCAAGAAAAAATTTCATATTGGTTTTACAAACCTACTCGCCCTTTTGATCATGGCATTTTTATGTGCTGGTCTTTTGGGCGGGTTTTATCTTGCGCTAAAAAGTATTGAATATCAGTACATGGGTGCTTTAGCCTGTTATACTGCCGTATTTGCTCCAATGGGTACGGCAGCAAGTATTGTATTAAATAGCATCGTACATAAAAGCGATCACGAAAACACTGGAGCAGATGGAGAAGGTATTAAGTTTGCTGCTGCAAAGGCGGCTGGTTTTGTAGAAAATGACTTTGAAGAAAGTCCACAAATTTAAGGAGGTTGATTCTATGAATAATATGGTACGTAAGCTGTCCAGTCGTAAACTGTGGGCCGCTGTAGCTGGTGTTGTGACTGGTTTAGCAATGGTATTTGGTTTAGACGAAACAGTTATTAGCACTGTCGCTGGTGCTGTCGTGTCTGTTATGTCTGTTGTTACTTATATCATTACTGAAGGCAAGATTGATGCTGAAGGTGTGAAAAATGCAATCGAGGACATTCAGAACGGAATTGAAGTCGTTGAAGGTGATTAATCATGGTAGATAAGATTGCTGAACTTCGGTTGGGGGAACTGCTTGGTTATTGTGCTATAATCGCAGTAGTTCTTTCTACGTTCTTAGAGGTATCTAAAATCAAAATTAATCCTTGGTCTGCACTTGGACGGGCGTTAGGGAGAATTATCAATAAAGATGTTATTGATAAACTGGATAAGATGGAAACAGTTCAGACAGAAACTCGGAAACGTCTTGATGAGCATATTTACATGGATGATCAACGTACTGCTGATATTCGCCGTACACAAATTTTGCGTTTCAATCGTGAACTGTTGCGAGATTTGCCACACACTATGGAAGATTATCTTGAGGCGATTGCTGCAATCGACTACTATGAAAGTTATTGTAGAGAGCATCAAGAATATAAGAACAATCGTGCTGTGCTGGCAATCGCTAATATTAAACGGTCATATCAAGAGTGGATGGAAAACCACAATGAAATTCAAGAGGTATAAGTGTAGATAAAATTAATTTAGGGGTATAGGTTTAACACCTATACCCCTATTTTTTACGGTTCGTAAGAAATTTGAAAACCACATCGGAAGTCTTTTTCATTTGGTGTAAACTTGGTGTAAAGTTCAAAGTACGATGCAGAGTATTTGAACTTTTTGACGATATTATTGCGCTTTTCGCTCGTTCTGCTGCATTGTATACATTTTTTGACCACATTCCCAAAAAGTGTTTTTCTATCTCTGAGACAGCGGTACATTCCGCCGTCCGTCCAGATCATGTACTCCCCTGCGCGGTACAGATCATGAGCCCCCTGGACCGGTGCAAAAGGCCGGGCCGTCTCCGGGCTGGTCCCGTGGAGAGGCCGGTTAAAGGTGTGCCAGGCCGCCTCCCCGGGCCGTACGTCGGGATAGACCGCATTGTCGTAATCCGCGAAGCACTCCCAGGTCTGGCCTTCGGCGTTATAGTGCTCCCCCGCCCTGTGCTCCCCGGGAGCCCACTCCCGGTACAGCCCCGAGGCCCGGATGCGCTTGTCGTCGGTGTCGGACAGAGCCTCCAGCTGGAGGCGGGCCAGGTAGATGGCGCTGCTCAGCGCCGCCATAGGATCCATGCTCATAGATTAAACCCCTTTCTCACTGCCGCCGAAATGGCGGCGG